TGATTTGTCTTATTTGAATTTAGATTGGAAACCAGTACCTATCCTTTCAAAATTTTCAAATATAGTTGCAAATGGTATTACTCAAAAGCAATACGATATATCCGCATATTCGCAGGATCCCGATTCTTTAAAGGCTAGAACCAAATATGCACAGGACTTGCTTTTTGACATGGTAACCGTAGAAGCAAGAGCTGAAGCTGGATCTGTAATACCCATGAATTTAAGTAAATCCGGTATTCCGGATGAAAAGCTACCTGAGTCAATGGAGGAAAGAGACTTACACATGCAACTTAAATACAAACCCGCTATAGAAATCGCGGAAGAGGAAGCTATTAATACTGTATTAGCTACAAACGAATACGATTTAATTCGGGCACGAGTGAATCAAGATTTAGTTAATATTGGGATAGGTATAACTAAAACGTCGTTTAATACAGCGGAAGGCATAGTTCTAAACTATGTGGATCCAGCTTACTGCGTTTGGTCTTACACGGAAGATCCTAATTTTAACGACATATATTATATAGGGGAAGTTAAGTCTATAACCATACCAGAACTTAAAAAAGAATTTCCTAATATATCTAATGAGGAACTCGAAAGAATTCAAAAATCACCAGGCAATCGCCGATTGATACGTGGATTTGAAAACTACGACTACAACACGGTACAAGTCTTGTATTTTGAATACAAAACCTATACAGATCAGGTATTTAAAATAAAGAGGACAGATAGCGGGTTAGAAAAAGCAATTGAAAAAACCAGTGAGTTTGACCCTCCGCCTAATGACAATTTTGAAAGAGTGTCTAGATCTATTGAAGTATTATATCAAGGGGCTAAAGTTATTGGAACAGATATAATGCTAGATTGGAAGCTGGCTGAAAATATGACTCGCCCTCTAGCGGATACAACTAGAGTAGAAATGAATTATTCTTTAGCTGCCCCTAGAATGTATAAAGGAGCAATACAGTCGCTTATAAGTAAATGTATAGGGTTTGCTGACGTTATACAGCTTACTCATCTTAAAATACAACAGGTATTATCTAGAATGGTTCCTGACGGGATATTTTTAGATGTTGATGGGTTAGCCGAAGTTGATTTAGGTAATGGCACAAATTACAATCCAGCGGAAGCGTTAAACATGTACTTCCAAACAGGTTCAGTTATTGGTAGATCACTGACGCAAGATGGAGATATGAATAGAGGTAAGGTTCCGATACAGGAATTAGCTAGCTCGTCTGGTATATCTAAAATACAATCTTTAATTACCGCATACAACTACAATATGCAAATGATTAGAGATGTAACCGGATTAAACGAAGCCCGCGACGGAAGCATGCCAGATGCCAACGCTCTAGTAGGGCTGCAAAAAATGGCAGCAAACACGTCTAACACAGCTACAAAACATATACAAGATGCCAGCATACAATTAACATTAAGCACTTGCGAAAACATATCCCTTAAAATAGCGGATGTTTTAAGCTTCCCTCTTACTAAAAATTCTTTAATGAATAGTGTGTCCACATTTAATGTAGAAACATTAAAAGAAATTGTAAATCTTAATCTTCATGATTTTGGTATATTTTTGGAAATGGAACCAGACGATGAAGAAAGAGCTGAGCTGCAAAAAAATATATCAATTGCTCTACAAACCAAAGAAATTGATATAGAAGATTCAATTGATATAAATCAAATTAGAAACCTTAAGCTAGCTAATCAAATGCTAAAACTTAAGCGTAAAAAGAAGCAAGAAAGAGAGCAGGCTTTAGTACAACAAAACATACAAGCGCAAGCGCAGGCTAATGCCCAGGCTTCTGAAAAATCTGCAATGGCTGAAGTGCAAAAGCAGCAAGCGTTAACAGCGGAAAAAGTTGCAATAGAACAAGCCAAGTCTAACTTTGAAATGCAAAGAATGCAGGCGGAGGCGCAAATTAAAAAAGAATTAATGGCAACAGAGTTTCAATACAGTTTGCAATTAGCTAAAGCGCAAATGCAGGCTACAAAAAGTAAAGAAGCAGAGATTGAAGATCGCAAAGATAAAAGAATCGAAAAAGAGGGGTCGCAACAAAGCCAGTTAATAGAACAAAGACAAACACAAGGATTACCTAAAGACTTTGAGTCGGCTGGTAATGATAATCTAGGGGGGTTTGATTTATCTCAATTCAATCCTCAATAAATATCTATTTAATAATTATATAATATCATATCATGAGTGAAAAAACAGAAGGGTCTTTTAAGATTCAAACCAAGCCAAGACTTACTGAAGAACAAATAGCTGCTCGAAATAAAGAGCCACTAGTGGATGTCCCAAGTAATGTAACTAGAGTAGTAATACCTAAAAAAGGAGTAGATGCCGTTCAAGAGCCAAGCACAGAAAAAGTGGATGTGGATGAATCAGCCGGAGATAGCCCGGCAATGGTCGGAGAAGTATCCGAGCAAGTCATCAAAGAAGTTACCGAAGAAAGTAAACAAGAAAAAGAAGTAAAACCAGTTGTAGTACAGCCTGAGTTGCCTGAAAACATTACCAAGTTGGTAGATTTTATGAAGGAAACAGGAGGCACAATGCAAGATTACTTAAGATTAAATACTAATTATGACGATGTAGATCGAGACGTATTAGTAAAAGAATATTACAAAAACGCTAAGTCCCACTTAAGCTTAGAAGAAATCGATTTTATGATCGAGGACAACTTTGCGTTTGACGAGGATTTAGATGAGGAGCGAGACATCCGTAGAAAAAAACTTGCATATAAAGAAGAGGTTGCAAAAGCCCGTACGTTTTTAAACGAAACCAAGGATAAGTATTACGATGACATCAAGTTGAAGTCGCCTACGCTTACGGAGGATCAAACTAAAGCATCGGATTTTTTTAATCGATATAAAGAGGACCAGGAAAGAAACGTTGCTAACCACGAAAAGTTTAAAGCCAGCACTAATCAATTACTTAATGAAAATTTCGAAGGTTTCGATTTTACATTAGGTGAAAAAAAATTTAGATATGGCGTACAAAACCCATCACAGGTAGCAGAAACACAATCAGACATCAGTAATTTTATAGGGAAGTTCCTTGGCAAAGATGGCGCGATTGAAGATACCGCAGGGTATCATAAAGCATTGTATGCAGGTGCAAATGCCGATAAAATGGCAAATCACTTTTACGAACAAGGCAAAGCGGATGCAATTAGAGATGTTGTAAACAAATCTAATAACACTTCAAGTGGAGCAAGAAAAGCCGCGCCGATAGACGGGGCAAGGTTTGGGGCATACAAAGTAAAATCAGTTTCTGGAGCGGACTCAACAAAACTAAAAATTAAAAAGTTTAAAAATTAATAAAAATGAGTTTATTACCACAATTTGGGGCAATTGTCCCTTCACAACAACAGTCGCTACTTGCGACAAATTACCTGCAATGGAATAATAATGGCGGAGCAGCTGGAATTCCAGGAAACTTTGCTGATTTTGCACAGCAGTATTTACCAGAAATCTACGAAGCAGAAGTAGAGCGTTATGGAAACAGAACGTTATCTGGATTCTTACAAATGGTTGGCGCTGAAATGCCAATGACATCTGATCAAGTTATTTGGTCTGAACAAAACCGTTTACATATTTCTTACGACAACGTTACCGTTACTGGTGGTGCTGCCGGAACAGGATTAGCAATACCTATTGCCGCAGGAATAATTAACGTAATATCTATTAATGATACTATTGTTATTCTTGACCCAGCAACTGGGGTAGAAGCAAAAGGTATTGTTACAGCTTCAGGGGCTGCCGCAGGAACAGGGGCTTTAACAGTTCAGCTTTATAGCGGATTAACATTAGGAGCAACTTTCGGAGCACCTCTTGCCCTTAAGATATTTGTTTACGGATCTGATTATTCTAAAGGAACTTCAATGGTTGCTGGTGGCGCCGGAAATTCTAACCCAAGAGTAAGTGTTGAACCTGTATTAACGCAGTTTTCAAATTCACCAATTATTATTAGAGATCAGTATGTTGTATCTGGATCAGATACTGCGCAGATCGGATGGGTGAATGTAGCAACTGAAGATGGGACTGACGGATACTTATGGTATTTAAAAGCAGCATCTGAAACACGTTTACGTTTTGAAGATTATTTAGAAATGGCAATGGTAGAAGGGGAATTAAACCTGAATTTAGGAGCATTAGCTAATCAAAATTTGCTTCAGCCTGGAACACAAGGTTTATTTGCCGCTATCCAAGCTAGAGGAAATGTACAAACTGGGTTTACTGCATCAGCAGGTATAACTGATTTTGACGCAATTCTTAAAAATCTTGATACTCAAGGAGCTATTGAAGAGAACATGCTATTTTTACAGCGTCAAACTTCTTTAGACTTTGATGATATGCTAGCTGCACTATCTTCCGGATCACAAGGAGGAACTGCTTATGGTTTATTTGAAAATTCTGCAGAAATGGCACTTAACTTAGGATTTACTGGATTCCGTAGAGGATCTTATGATTTCTATAAAACTGATTGGAAGTACTTAAATGATGCATCTACTCGTGGAGCTATCAATGGAGTTAATTCAATCGAAGGTGTATTGGTACCAGCTGGAACTTCAACTGTTTACGATCAAGTATTAGGAACAAATATCAGACGTCCATTTTTGCACGTACGATACAGAGCTTCTCAGACTGATGACCGTAGAATGAAATCTTGGTTAACAGGGTCTGTTGGTGGAGCAAGTAACTCAACTCTTGATGCAATGGAAGTAAACTTCCTATCTGAAAGATGTTTAGTAACGCAAGCTGCTAACAACTTTGTACTATTTAGAGGAATCTAATGATTCAAATTATGTAATTCTTACCCTCGTTATATCAACGGGGGTAATTATTACTTTTAAACTATTAAATTATATTATATTATGGCAAATAAAAAAACAGTGACTAAAAAAGTCGAAAAAGTAGAAGAGGTTATGCAGGAACACACAGCTCCGATGCCGGCCAAAAAAGAAGAACCAGCTAAACCAGAATGGGAAATTAAAGATAGGATATATTACTTAACAGGTAGGCATACTCCTTTAACTTTAACAATACCAGGTAAGCATACGCGAAAGCATGCTTTACTTTATTTTGATCCCAAAACAGGTAAGCAAAAAGAACTTAGATATGCAACAAACCACGATTCCCCTTTTAAAGAAGAACAGAACGGAGAAGCTACAATGGGGCATATTATGTTTAGGGACGGAGATTTAAAAGTCTCTAAAACACAACAAAATTTACAAAAACTGCTGTCTTTATACCACCCTTTAAAAGGTAGAATATATGACGAGTTTGACCCAGAGGTGGAAGCATACGATGATTTAGAAATGCTTGATTTACAAACAGACGCAGCGGTTATTGCAAGAGAAATGAATATTGATGAGGCCGAAGCAATCCTTCGTGTAGAAATGGGTACCTCGGTAAATCAATTATCATCTAAGGAGATCAAAAGAGATCTAAGGTTATTTGCAAATGCAAACCCGGAATTATTTTTAGAATTAGCTCAAGATGAAAATGTAGGGCTACGCAATTTGGCAATTAAGGCAACAGAGTCAGGTATAATAAATTTGTCGCAGGATCAAAGAACATTTTCTTGGGCATCTAATGGCAGAAAGCTTATGAGTGTGCCATTTGACGAAAACCCGTACTCTGCAATGGCAGCTTACTTTAAAACCGACGAAGGCGGAGAAGTATTTAGATCCATAGAAAAAAAGTTTAATTAGTAGTTTTTAAAAAAACTATGTGATTATATTAGAGTATAAGCAAGTAATGCTAATATATTGGGGTATCATATTGATGGTGCCCTAGTGTATTATAATTAAAAAAAGTATGGCTATAAATGTAAACACTGTATACCAAACGGTATTATCTATAATAAATAAGGAACAAAGAGGTTATTTGACCCCTGCTGAATTTAATAGAGTAGGAACCCAAGTTCAATTAGATATATTTGAAAAATACTTTGAAGATCTAAATCAACAATTAAGGGTACCACAAGCGGATGTTGACTACGCTGACAGGATAATGAATCTTGACGAAAAGTTAGCTATATTTAAAACATTTGGATCCGCTGTGTACAACAACACAAGTAATCCAGGTCTAGCATATTTCACTTTACCAACCGTAGACGAATACGGAGCTACTGTAGACTTTTACAGATTAGGTACTGTAATATACAAAGACGATAGAGGTAATCAAATAGAACTGCAAAGATTACCAAAAACGGATTTCTATAACATAGAAAGATCCCCGTTAACAAAAGCAACAAAAAGTTTTCCTACGTATTTATACGAAAATAGAGGCGATGTAAACGCACCGGGCTCGGCTATAAACAGGCATTTACAAAATGTAATGTATGTAAACCCGACCAGCATAGTAAGTAATATAGAAGTTGATTATATAAGAAAACCTATTTCACCTATATGGGGCTTTACAACAGCAGGCAGAGGTCAGTACATATTTAATAACAATTACTTTAATTCTAGTTTTGGCACAGGCTCTAGAGATTTTGAATTACATGAATCAGAGCAGGTTAATGTTATATTAAGAATACTAGCATATGCTGGAATAATAATACAAGATCCTTCTATAGTTCAAGTAGCCTTACAGCAAGCTCAAGGGCAAGAAATAAATAAAAAAAGCTAATAGATGGGAGTTATAAACGAAACTAATCAACAATACTACGCGGGAGCCCAGGGCTTCGCGGTTGAAAACGCAGTAGGTCAAACCAGTTTTACATTTACATTTGATACAGATATAGTGTTCGGATCTTTTGATCCAACAGCAGCGGACTACGCTCTAAATAACTTTAAACTATATAGCAGTGCTGATGGTATAACTTATACAGAGTACATAACTTCATATACTGTAACCGGTAACACAATATCTCTTGGAACAGCTTTAGCGCCCGTGCTCCTTCCTCAAAACAGTGTTTTAGTGTGCCAGTTAAAAAGATTAGATGGGGGCAGCTATGGCGACAGAAATGCTTTTGGAACAACAACAGAAAACAACTATGGAAGCTACGAGTATATAACACTAAACAATATCGTAAACAATTTTATAGTTGCTTATGTAGGTGCGGGCAAGTTAATACCTAGCGTGAAAAGGACAGACTTAGTATTTCATGCTAAAAGAGCTTTGCAGGAATTTAGCTACGACACCCTTAAAAGTGTTAAATCCCAAGAGCTTAATATACCACCTAGTTTAAGTGTAGTAATACCTCAGGATTACGTAAATTATGTTCGCATGTCCTGGATAGATGCACAGGGCATACAAAGAATAATATATCCCGCAAACAATTTAACCAATTCTCCTTATTATACTCCTTTGCAAGATGCGGAGGGTATCCCGACTCAGGACAACTTTGGGGAAAACCTAGAAGGGACATCGATAACCGAAGAAAGATGGCATAGAAATAAAGGGGTTTTTGAAGAAGGACAATTTAACGCTAATGTTAGCTGGTCTGGCTACGATTGGGGTAATGGGCAAATGCTTAATCGAAACTATGGTAGACTGTATGGTTTAGACCCTCAATATGCGCAAACAAATGGCTGGTTCAATATGAACGACAGGGAAGGTAAAATATCTTTTTCAAGCAACTTAGTGGGTCGTTTAATTATACTAGAGTACGTATCTGATGGTTTAGCTTACGATATGGATAGTAGAGTACCTAAATTAGCGGAAGCCGCTTTATATGCGTACCTATCACATGCTGTCCTGGCTAGCAGAATAAACCAACCAGAGTACATAGTACAAAGATTAAAAAGAGAAGCTAGCTCTAAATTAAGAAACGCAAAAATAAGATTATCTAATATAAAACTTGGTGAAATAGTGCAAGTTATGAGAGGTAAATCTAAATGGATAAAACACTAAAATTAAATGGCAGAGTTTAAAAATGTTTTTATAAAATCTAAAATGAACAAGGATCTTGATGATCGCTTGTTGCCACAGGGTGAGTATAGAGACGCGTTAAATATACAGGTCAGCAAATCAGAGTCTTCGGATGTTGGTGCGCTAGAAAACGTTCTAGGTAATAGTAAGTTAATTAACTTCAGCGAAGTAACAGGTAATACCAATGTGGTATGTATTGGTTATTTAGTATCTGAGGTTAACTCTTGTGTGTTTTTCTTTTTAACAGACAATACCTTAGCCGCAAATGGAAACGGCAA